GGAAAGCTTAATTAATTTCTCTGATCATATCTGTGTAGGAGATTTTTCAAAGTTTGGTCCTCGTCTCTTAACTGAATTTGTTAGAAAAGCATACGATATTATGAATGATTGGTATGAATATAATGGTTGTGGTAAAGATAATCATGTTCGAAAAGTTATGTGTGAAAGATCAATTAATAGTTTGAATATTGCCTATGATACGGTATTCAAATTAAATTGTGGCAGTCCATCTGGAGCTTTAAACACGGTTATAGTTAATTCAATATGTAATCAATTATATATTCGATGTGCTTGGATTGGAATAATGAGGTATAAAGATATAACTCTTAGTTCTCTTGATTCTTTTAATAAGTTCGTGAAATTCATTTGCTATGGAGATGACGTTATATTTGCTGTCAAACCTGAAGTTATAGAACACTTCAATAATCAAACAATATGTGATTATTTTGCTAGGTTTGATGTTAAATATACTGACATCACAAAAGGCGATGAAATGCGGAAGTGGTGTACAATCACAGAAGCCTCATTTTTAAAATGTGGTTTCAAGTGGTTTACAGAAACATCAATTAATCCTGGTGTCTGGATTTGTCTCCCCCAACTTGAAGACATAAAAGATACAACAAACTGGGTTCGCAAACCGAAAGGGTTACGAGCTGGAGCTGATTTAGGGCCCATTCTTGTTAAAGCAGCACTTGCTAATTGCAATGATGCTATTAGAAGAATGTGGTTCCATGGAGAAGAAGCGTTTGAAAAGTTTCAAAATGAAATCATTGAATTTTGCAAAACCCAGGACCCTAGCAATGTTCCAAAAAGAATTAGTTATCGTGGACTGCAGCGTGAATATGGAATTCCAAACAAAGAAGATTTAATTAAATCGATGGAAGAATTCTACATGTTGCAGGACATTGCTAGTGGGAAAGCTCTAGAAGTGAAAAAAGAGCATAAATGTCCTATCGTTGATGATTACGGATATCCTCAGAATGACAACATATGGTGTGTCAACTGCAGCGCCTCTGATCAACATCGTGAGATAACAAATCCCTTAGAAGGCAAACGTCGTTTGGGTTCGAGCCCCATAAATACGTCATAG